CAAACCTTACACACTCTCAGTGTGTAGAATTAGAAGTCGGGCCTGGGTACAAGTCTGGGACTGTACCTCTTTCGGCAACCCCGTTACTATGAACGGTAATATTTCGGGTTGTCGGAAACCATGTCACTCGGAGGCCGAGTGCGTAGTTGCCAACGTTACGGCAAAGGACTACGAGCAAGAGGTAAGCTCGTGGTCTTCCTTGGCCCTCAACAACGGCATCTCTGCCGATGAGCTCGATGAAAGCGCACTTCTTGCGCTGGAGAGTTTCCATCGTCGTGTCGAGAGCGAGGCGGTCGGGCATTTTAACCCGACCGCTGCCGTTGAAGGTCTTTTGCGTGGTGTACTCTTGGTTTTGAGCCACCACAAGTTCCCCCAAGTCCTGGTCCAGTCATTCTGTGACCAGGCGCGTACGTATCTCGTCTGTGACGACGAGAAGACGTTCGTGGCGCGCGCAAAGTTCTTTCTGTGCGTGCCCATGGCGCGATACCTCGATAACGAGCTTCCTCCGTGCCCTGGCGTTGATTTTGCCTGGGTCGGTCGTGTTCGTCGTTGGGTTCGCTCTAGGATGTCTGTGAATGCGTCGAATACGCATCTCTGGTGGTCTTTCTACCAGGCCAAGCGAGCTTGTTTGCCTTTGAGCAACGACTACGTGAGGTATACGTACGAGAAGCACAGGAGCCAAATGGCGGCTCCGGATCCGATCGACGAGGAGACTTTTAACCTCGTTATGAGCCAGCTCGAGCCCGTGCTCGATGAGTTGGCGACCGGTTTGGATGAGACCTACAAAGTTGGAGGTTCTCTTGACGGCGAGGCAGGTGTGCCGCTCCCTGAGCGTGCGCACATGGCTTCAACGTCGGCCTGCTACGAGTCCACCGTTAAGGACGGGGGACAGCGTGGACACCTGGCGCGTGTCTTCGCTTGGGATACGACCGAGAAGCTCGGTTATACCCTGCGTAGTGTGGAGTGGTTTCCTCGCGTCTGGATCGACGGACGTCTCCGCTTCAATGCCTGTGTCAGCTTCTATGCTGTCGACGACCAGATCCCCTTCCTTCGGGCGGTGGGTCAAGACGATCGTCGGTGGTTTAGCACAGGCGCGCCAGTGCGAATGCCGTGCATGATCCAGGGGATCATCGAGCCTCTTAAGGTTCGTGTTATCTCCAAGGGACCTGCGGCACCGTACTACCTCGCGAAAGGCTTACAGAAGGCGCTTCATACCTTGATGCGCCGGATGAACTGTTTCCGCTTGATTGGTCGACCGATGAGTCCGACTGACCTTCTCGACTTGGACCGCAACTCTGTGCGGCTCCGGATGTTCGAGGGTCGGTCGTGGTTCTCTATCGACTACTCTGCGGCTACTGACGGCCTTAGCGCTCGACTGAGCGCTGCGATTCTCACCAGACTCTTGCCTCGTAGCATGAGTGGGTATGAGCAGAGTCGCTGTCTCTCGGTTCTTGCGCCGCATCGGTGCGAGTACCCGCCGAAGAGTGGTGTCGATCCGATTGATCAGAACAATGGGCAGTTGATGGGTTCGATCCTGTCGTTCCCTATCCTGTGTCTGGCCAATCTGGGTTTGTACCTGGCGGTGATTCGCAATGACACTCGTCCTCTGAAGCGTAAGCTTGACGGTGTCTTGGTGAATGGTGATGACATGCTCTATGTTGCTGCTCCGAGTCTTTACTCTGAGCACATGGAGTTGGGTCGTCGCTGTGGGCTTGAGCTCTCTGTTGGCAAGAGCTACGTCCATACCACCTTTGCGTCTGCGAATAGTACGTGCTTCCATTCGCACTTGGACCAGAAGCCCCGGTTCAATGGGCCCCAGCCCGTTGAGGGTGTGCGGCAGATCAATTTCCTCAATACAGGCCTTTTCTTCGGAAATTCGAAGGTCATGCGAGTTGATTCGATCGCTGGCGAGGATGTTCGGTCGATGACTCGGCTGGACGTTCTCGGTGCACTCCTCTCAGGTTGTCGCACGCGCTCACAGGAGCGCGATCTCGCTAAGATGTATTTCGCGCGTCATCGCGTCGAGATTCAGCGAGAGGCCCAGGGCCGCAACTACTTTGTTCACCGTTCTCTTGGTGGCTGTGGTGCGGCCGTCCCCTTTGATTGGGACTGGACCACGACCGCGCGCCATCGTGCGATTGCCTTCGATCAGGCATTCAAACGAGGTGGTGCGGGCACGCAGGCCGGTAGTCTGGCAGGCGTGAGCTTCAAGGTCTTTGGCCCGCGCGAGGCGCCGAGTATCCCGGATTTGTTCAGCCGAGACTCTGCGCCATGGGTCGCTCCTGAGGAGCGTTTAGCTTTCGAGCCCCCGCGCTGGCCCACGGTGCTTTGTCGCCGTGATGGTCGCGCGACCCAGTACGTTCCTTCCAATCGGTGCTTCACTCGTGTCCAGCTTCTAGCCGGCATTGAGAGCACTTCTACTGTTCGAGAGTACTAGTCGCGCATTCGTCCTTCATGACGTTAAACTGACCTCTGGCGTGAGAGTAATTCGCTACGTGATCGGGTCCGTGGAATTGTTCCAGACGGCGTCTCGTGGAGCTTCTGGCGGCGAGGCTGCCCCTCTTTGGGGAGCAGGCTCACTGCCTTTCGATGCACGTTACGCACTATGGTTTCCCTTCGGCGACCCTGACACGCATGGAGTTGGGTACTCCAACCTACATCCCCACTGCGCCTAACCACCTTGAGGGGTGGATGTGGTGCTTTTACGGCAGGGAGGTGAGATTCCTCTCAGGGTGGGCAGACGATTAAATGACCCAAAGCGGCTTGAGCTTGCCAGCTCTGTTAAGAAATGTCCGCACTAAGTTCCTCACGGCCGGTCTAACCAGCTCGCGCGAAAGCCCCCACTGGGTCGGCTTTGTCCGTAGGAACGGAATGTCAAGAGACTGCACGGGACAGCGACAATGCTGTCGTCCGTCTGCTGCGAACAGTCCCTCTTTCAGTTGTGAGGGAAACCCTATTACAACTCCTCAATCCCGATGGTTAAGATCGTCGAGATTTCGATGCCAGCATCGAAGAAGTCCAAGCCCAAGACTCAAAACAAGGCAAACAAGCAGCTTGTTGTTCGTTCACGCAATGTGGGCCTCAGCAACTCGCAGATGGTCCTGGCTCCGGTCGCGAAGGCGGTTATTACCCGCACTCGTCAGCCGAAGTTCCAAGGGCCCGCCGCCGGTGGCGCGGTGCGTGTCTCTCACCGAGAGTACATCGCCGACATCAGCGGCACTGCCTCCTTCACGACGACCACTGGAAACATTAACCCCGGTCTTTCCGGCTTGTTCCCATGGCTCTCACAGTTCGGCCTCGCGTATGAGTCTTACTCTTTTCGCAAGCTGCGCTTTGTGCTTGAGCCAATCGCCGCGACCTCCTCTGCTGGTCAGATCATGATGGCTATCGACTATGACGCTGCTGATGCAGCGCCGTCGTCGAAGGTCGAGATCCTCCAGTACAAGGGTGCGAGCTGTGGTCCTCTCTGGAACGAGCAGATCTGTGTGGCGACTGGCAAGGACGAGTCCTCTCTGTCCCGCCGTCGCTATGTCCGGTCCGGCGATCTTGCCGCGAACCTCGACATCAAGACCTACGACATTGGCAACTTGTTTGTCTCGTCGTCTGGTGCTGCTTCGACCATTGCTGCCGCCGCGCTCTTCGTTGAGTACGATGTCGAGTTCTTTACTCCTCAGTACTCTTTGAGCGCGTTTGCGGCCGCGTACAGTCGGAAGGTGGTCGCGGGCGGCACCATCTCGAAGACCGCCTACCTTGGCGATGCGGCCACCGTGGCTGGTGGTCTTGCCGTCACTGGCACGGGCAACACTTTGACCTTCGCGAAGGCGGGTCAGTATCTGCTCGATGTGCTGGTGAATGGCACTGGTCTCACCGCTGCGCCGACCGTCACTGGTACGGCGACGACGACCGCTATTGCCTCTGGCCTGAACACGTCAGCTGGCAACACGGTCGGCAAGGTGCAGTATGTCGTGAACGTCCTGGAGGCTGGTTTAACCGCCATCCTGGATTGGTCCGCCAACACGACTGTGACCGGTGCCGCGGTCCGCATCGCTCCCTACCTCGTCTCTCTTCTTTGAGAGACGTGGCCTCGGTGACTCTCCCCGAGGTTAAATAATTTGATGGGCGCCGCCACTGCGAGAGTGTGGCGGTTTAGCTGAACGCTTTTCCTGAAAAGTGTCAGCATGTGCACTGTGATTGGGAGTCGTGGTCTGACCAGCTACGACCGACTCTTACGAGTGCACGAATTGATTCGAGGCATCGCTCTTAGAGCGGTGGCTGTCCCTCGTGTCTCTCACCTTTATACGCCTCGCTTGACGGTAGCGGGGGTGGATCTTGAGAGTTTCAGCTGATGGTGGGCAACCCTTAGGAATGGTCGTAACTGACCCCGAGGGCGGCTACTTGGACGGTGAGAACGTGAGTCTTCGAGACTTCAACGGTCTGATCAACCAGAGCACCGGTAGAAATCTGACTAGCATGAGTGGGGCTGGGGCATAAATCCCAGTTTAAACCTTGCACTCTTACCCTATTATTGGGCTTGTCAGGTCTAGGTGGCCATCACCAACTGATTCTGGAATTCTCTTGAGAAATCCTGTTGGGCG